TGGACAACGTGGACCGCAACGGCGGCACCCTGGCGTCGTACACCGGCAACACCGGTCGTACCAAGGGTACTGCGATCGCCTTCACTGAGGCGCGTCTGAAGTCCGTGCTGCAGAAGATCTTCACTGCCGGCGGTGAGGCGGATTCGATCCTCCTGCCACCTGCTGCGAAGCAAACCTTCTCCACCTTCACCGGTAACGCCACCCGCTTCGACAAGTCCGAGGACGCCAAGCTGTACGCCTCGGTCGACGTCTACGTGTCGGACTTCGGCGAACTGAAGGCCATTCCTTCCCGCTTCCAGGATGCGAACGACGTGTTCGTACTGCAATCGGACAAGTGGGCCATCAGCTACCTGCGTCCGTTCCAGACCATCGAACTGGCTCAGACCGGTGACGCCATGCAGCGTGAGCTGGTGGTGGAATGGACCGTCGAGTCGCGCGCACCGAAAGCGAACGGTGCCGTGTACGACGTGGCCTGATCCTGACGGCGATCAACAAGGGGAGCTTCGGCTCCCCTTTCTCATTCTGGAGAAAGCAACATGCCCAACTTAAAGAACCTCGGCGACAGCTCGATGGGTATCGAGGGCTCGTCCGGCGGTGATGGCGGGTTTATCCCCGTGACGCTGAACTACATCGCTACCACCGTCGACTGCACCCTGTTCACCGCTGACCGTCCCTATGTCGTCAAAGCCATCCGTGGCCGCGTTGACGTAGCGGGTACTGGTGGTGCCTGCACCGCAACCATCCGCAAGGTGCCAAGCGGTACCGCGCTGACCTCGGGTACCGCGCTGCACACCGGCACGTACAACCTCGTCGGTACCGCCGCCACCCAGCAAGCCCTGACCCTGTCGACCACTGCCAGCGACCTCCTGCTCGCTGCTGGTGACTCGATCTGCTACGACCTGACCGGTACTGCGACTTCGGCCGTCGGCTCCATCAGCGTGACCCTCAACCCTGCCTAACCCACTGCCCCTTCGGGGGCGGTACTCCTTTGAGGAAGCTCCCAATGAGCAACACTTTTGAAGGCGCGGTCATGGTTGTGGCCACAGGCGTCAACATCACTACGTCTGCAGCTTCTGCAAGTGCAGTGATCCCCAGCATGTCCAGCGGCGAGCGTCCTCGCTATATCCGCATCACAGCCAGTACTGGTGCCTATGTGCGCATCGGTAACGGCGCGCTGACGGCGGTCAACACCGACATGATGGTTCAGCCAGGCGATGCCGTAATTATCGCCGTCTGCAACTTGGCGAATATCGCCGCCCTGCAGGTATCTGCCCCAGGCGTGGTGCAGGTTTCCCCGCTCGAAAACATGTAGGAAGGCCTCGTGATGATCGACCTCGATACCAAGTTCCATTTCCACGACGGCAAAATGACTGTCGAGCGCACGCAGGACTGCACCACCATCGTCGAGCGCACCAAGGCGCTGCACAACGGCGGTCACCATGGCAGCGCGGAAATGAAGCACGCGGCCAGCATTCCGTTCGTGATCATCGAGGACTACTGCAACAAGACCGGTATCACCTTTCATGAGTGCATCAGCAACAAGGAGCACATGCGCCGGATGCTGAATGACCCTGATTTGTCCGCGTTTCGCGTCTGGAAGGGTAAGGTATGAGCATCACCACCTACGCGGAATTGCAGGCTTCGGTGGCTAGCTGGCTCAACCGCAGTGATTTGACGGCCAATATCCCGGATTTCATCACCCTGGCCGAAGCGCAGATGAGCACGGACTTGAAGACGCGCTCGATGGAGGCAAAGGTGACGCTGGCCACGGTGGCCGGGACGAAAACCGTCGCGCTGCCGACCGATATGCTGGAAATGCGCCGTTTGCAGGTGGTCGGAACGTATAACCAGCCGCTGTCCTATCGGTCGCCGGACGAGCTGAGCATCGATTACGCCTCAAACATGTCAGCCCAGCCCATCGTGTTCACTGTCGTTGGCGGTAACATCGAACTGGCCCCTATCCCGGACGGCGTGTACTCGCTGGAATTGACCTATCAGCAGCGAATCCCGGCGCTGTCGGTGTCCAACACCACCAACTGGCTGCTGACCAACTGGCCGAATGCCTACCTATACGCCTCGCTCATCGCCTCGGCACCTTTCATCATGAATGATGCGCGGCTTTCCACCTGGGCTCAGTTGTATCAGCAGGCCGTGGAAGGCATCAACGGTGTGGACTGGTACAGCGGCTCGACCATGAAGGTGCGCTCGCGATGATTCCGCTGATCGGCTTTGCGCCTGACGCCGACGTGACGACGCCGGGCCTGATCTCCAACTGCACGAACCTGATCCCTTACCTGAACGGTATGGAAGGCGCGCCAGAGCCTGCCACTCCAGCCTCAACACCTGCGCTTGCGGCAGCCTGCATCGGCGCCGCAGTGGTGTCCAAGCTCGACGACACGCGCCGAATCATCGCCGGGACCACCACCAAACTTTACGAACTGCTGGCCGGGTCGTGGACGGATATTGGCCGAGCTGCAGCCTACACAGGCGGCATCGACACCCGCTGGTCCATCACACAATTCGGCGATGCAACCCTCTGCGCTAACCGCGCGGACGTGATCCAGCGCTCGACCGGGTCATCTTTTGCGGACGTGGCCACGGCACCAAAGGCCGACATTATCTTCACGGTCGGCGCATTCGTCATGGCGCTGAACCTGAATGACGGCTCAGAAAAGCCAGATGGCTGGCAATGCTGCGCGGCCTTTGATGACACCTCGTGGACGCCGAACCTCGCCACGCAGGCGACGGCAGGACGGCTTGTGGCTACTGCCGGTAGACTCACTGCCGGGATGCGCCTGGGTGAGTACGCCATCGCCTACAAACAGCGCTCGATCTACCTCGGCCAGTATGTTGGCGCTCCGACCGTGTGGAACTGGATTCAGGTTCCCGGCGGTGACGCTGGCTGCGTCGGCAAAGAAGCGATCTGCGATATCGGCGGCGCTCACTTCTTCGTGGGTGATGACAACATCTGGATTTTCGACGGTACTCGGCCAATCCCTGTCGCGGATGGCTATGTGCGGCAGTTCTTCTTCGACAACTCGAGCCCGGCCTATCGCTACAAGACGATTTGCGTGTTCGAAAGGCAAAAGAACCTGGTCTGGGTGTTCTACCCATCACTGAGCGCAACAACCCCGGATTCTGCCCTCGTTTACCACATCACCGCCAAGAAATGGGGTGTGGCGAACCGTAGCATCGAGGCTGCGCTCAACTACGTCTCCAACGGCGTGACCATTGACGGGCTGTCGTCCATCTCGTCAACCATTGACGGGCTGTCGTCCTATTCGTTCGACTCGCAATTCTGGCTCGCCGGCGGTAAGTCGATGTCGATCTTCAATACCTCGCATCAGTTGCAATCGATGACGGGCGCCTCGGTGTCCAGCTCAATGACTACTGGTGAGGTTGGCGACGACGAGGGTGTGTCAGCACTCAACAAAATCCGCCTGCGCTATGCCCTGGCCCCCCTGACAGCCGCGGTGCAGACCTTTATTCAAATGAACTCGGGGGTCGGCTTTACCTCGGCTGCCTTTGGGTCGGTTCTGGACGGTAAATTCGATCTGCGTCAAAGCGCCAGGTGGCACAAGGCGACCTTCAGCTTTACCGGGCCCGTTCGGATCACACACATGGACGCCGATCTGGCGCCGGCGGGTAGTCGCTGATGAAGCTCAACACAACCCCGCGTGTCGGGACCAGCGACCCGGTCCTTCAGCGCGAACTGCGCGAGCACGCCACTCAGGTCAACCTGCTCTCAGAAGGGCGTATCGCTGGCTTCTACACAGCGCTCACTGCTGCCCCAACCAGTGGGTCGTGGATGCAGGGTGATTCAGTGATGAACACCGCTCCGTCTGAGCTCGGCACGGCAGGCTCGAAATACGTCATCGAGGGCTGGACCTGCGTTGTCTCCGGCACGCCCGGTACCTGGGTGCAACGTCGCTTCCTGACAGGTAACTGATGAACAAACTGATCGTGGTACCAGCAACGCACATCGACGTGGCCTGGAAAGAGGGCGCGCACAACCTTGGGCTTGCTTGTGCAACCTCGGGCGGGGAGATCACCGGGGAGCAACTGAAAATGATGCTGGCCCGCGGCGAGCGAACCCTTGTCCGGATGGATCGCGATGCTGACATCGTTGGCTGGGGCGTGGTGGGTGTCGAGCAGTTGCCCAACTTCCGAGTCTTGTACATCTACGAGCTATACGCACCGCGCGGCAGCTTTGAGAGCTTTTTCGAAGAACTGAAAAACATGGCGCTCGCCTTTGGCTGTTTGCGCATGCGCTGCGCGGCCAAGCCGGCGCAGGAACGTCTTTACCGGCAGCGCTGCGGATTCGCGCCCGTCTACCAAGTCCTGGAGGTCGAACTGTGAACATTGATGCCCTGCACGAACAGCTCAGCGCTGAGTTCGGCGGCCCGGCCTTGGGCGCCTTGCCTGCCTTCCCGGGCGACGTTATCCGTCCGCACAAGGGTGGCGGTGGTGGTAGCAGCACGACCACGCAGGAAGTGCCTGCCGAACTGAAGCCTTTGGCCTCTGCCTACAGCACAAAGGCGATGGACCTGGCCAATCAGGGGTACCAGGGTTATGGCGGCCAGCAGGTAGCCTCACTGAACAACCTGCAGACCGCCGGAGCTGACTCTATCGCGAGCCGCGCGCTGGGTGGCGATGCACTGATGAACCAAGCCCGGCTCACTATGCAGAACGCCCTGACTAATGGCGCGGCAACTCCCAACCCTGCCGGTTACGCCACCAGCGGTGGGTCCAACCAATACGCCGGTGCAAACCCATATCTGCAGCAGAACATCGACGCGGCAATGGGCGATATCACGCGCAATTACAACGATGCCGTGGCTCCAGGACTTACCACCCAAATGGTGAATTCCGGGTCCTTTGGCAACACAGGGGCGCAGGCTTCAACGGCCAATGCGCTCAATGACCTGACCAAAAACCTGGCCAACACATCGTCAGGCATGCGCATGCAGGACTACACCACGCAGCAGGGCCTGGCAGAAAACCAGATCAATCGCAACATGCAAACCAGCCAGTTCAACGCCAACATGGGCAACGACTACGCCGCGCGAAACGATCAAATGAAGGCGGGCATTCTCAACCTGGCGCCAACCTACGGCAATCAGGCCTACACCGATGCCGCCCAGTTGATGAAAGTCGGCCAGCAGTATCAGGACAACAACCAACAGAACCTTGACGCGCAGTATCAGGGGTATCTGGATCAGCAGAACCTGCCCTATAAGCAGCTCGCAGCCATGTCCGGTGTTTTTGGCTCCGGCATCGGCCAGACGTCGGCCACCAAATCGTCCGGAGGCGGCAAATAATGCTCCCACTACTGATTCCGATCATTGCAGGTGCGGCGATTGGTGCTATGACCAACCGCAAGAAGCCTCTCCAAGGTGCAGCACTGGGCGCCGCTGCTGGCGCAACCGGTGGCGGTCTTCTGGGTATGGGAGCCGGGGCTGCTGCCGCCGGTGGTGCTGGTGCCGCTGGCGCAGGAGCGGCAGGTGCCGGAGCTGGTGCAGCAACGGCAGGCGCTGCTGGCGCTGGCGCAACAGGAGCCGGGGCAGGAACTGCTGCAGGTTACGGGTTGGGTCAGCCATTGGTTTCAGGAGCAATGGGCGCATCAGGAACGGCTGGAGGAACAGCGGCGCAATCTGGCGGGCTGCTCAGCACCATGGCTGGCTATGGCTCTCAGGCCGGGCAGTACATGAAAGCCGCGCAGCCTTATCTGTCCGCAGCCAACACTGGCCTACAGACGGCCGGGCTGCTGAGTCAAGGCCAGGGCGCGCAACAACCTGCTCCGTTGGCGCCAATGCCTCAGGGCGGCGCTCAAACATTGGATCAGTTGGCTCAAGGTGCGCAGAACCCCCTGGTCGCGCGCCGGCAGCAAATGATGGCTCAACGTCAAAACATGTGGGGTTGAAATGGACGGCCTACTCGATTTTGCAAAAACACCCGAAGGCCAAGGCTTGCTGGCAGCGGCCTTCGGCGGGTTGGCCGGTGCTCGCCGCGGTGCCCCGGTCAATACGCTGGGAATCGCTGGTCTCGCCGGCCTGACAGGTTACAGCACGGCACAGTCGCGCGAATCCACAGAGCAGTACCGCAACATGCAGGCGCAAAAGATCCAGGCGGAGCTTAGAAAGCAGAAGATGGCCGAAGATTACTTTGCGCGCCTGAATGGTGGGTCTCCACAGCCTGCTATGCCTGGTGGCTCGGCCATGCCAAGTACAGCACAAGGCGCTATGCCACAAGGGCAACCAAGCCAGCAGCCACAAGGCGCTTTGCCGCTTAGCCTCAACGATGTTGCCGGCTATAGCATGCTTGATCTTCCGAATAGCGCGACGATCTTCGACATCTATAAACAGGCTAACAACCCGCAGGAGCGCAAGGGTGGCAACTATTACGTCGATCCACGAACCGGTGCGCAGAGCTACATGCCGAAGCTTGCTGAAGGCGTAATGATGAATGCGCAAGGGCAGGCCTTGCCTGTACCTGGTGCGGCGCAGGCCAATGCCGGATACAAAGGGGCAGAGGCCGGCGCTGAGGCAGCCGCTCAATTCCCGTATGCCGTTGGACAAAAGGCTGCCGAACAGCGCGGGGCGGCAAGTTACGACCCAATGAAGGTGGTAGGGCCCGACGGGAACGAGTACTTCGTGCCGCGCCTTGATGTCGCTACAGGCGCGAGTAGCTCTGCACCTGGCCAGGGTGGCGGATTTATGGCAGGCCGCAACCCGGTGAATCAGGCCGCATCTCAAGACCTGAATAAAAACTGGATCACCAGCACCTATCAGCCAACCCTGGATGCCGGGAAGACCGCTGGCGACATGAGGAATTCGATCCAAGCGGCAAGGAATATCGACATCAGCACAGGGTATGGGACTGAAGCCAAAGCTATGGGTGCCAATGTTCTAACCAGTCTCGGCATCGCCCCTAAGAATGCAGAACTGTTCGCATCCAACGCGCAGAAGTTCCAGTCCGTGGCCATGGATCGCCTCCTTACGGTGCTCGGCTCGCAGAAGGGACCACAAACCGAAGGCGATGCCGACCGGGCAAGCAAAACCTTCGTCAGCCTCAAAAACACGCCAGAAGCGAATACCTTCATCCTTGATTTGGCAGAGGCAAAAGCGAATCAGGATGCGCGTAAGGCACAGTTTTATGAACAGGCGCTGCCGCTGGCACAGAAAGAAGGTGACCTCATGCGGGTTGACCGCGAGTGGCGGAAGATCCAGGGCTCCATCTGGAATGATCCGGTGCTCGGCCGCTGGCAGAAACAGCAATGAACGAACTCTTCGCGCAGCTTGAGCAGAAGAATGGTCTGCCGTCCGGATTGCTTGATGCCGTCTGGTCCGCAGAATCCAGCCGCGGCGAGAACATGCAATCCCCCAAAGGTGCGCAGGGCCATTTCCAATTCATGCCGGCGACTGCCGCGCAATATGGGCTGGATGACCCGAACAACTTGCAAAAGTCGGCCGCCGCCGCCGCGCGCATGCTCTCCGACATGATGCAGCAGACCGGGAGCGTCCCTGGCGCTCTGGCTGCCTACAACTGGGGAATAGGCAATTTGCAGCGCAAGGGAATGGACGCGGCCCCGGCCGAGACGCGCAATTACATCCAAAAGGTGACTTCGAACATGTCTCAGCAGCCATCGCAGGATGACCCATGGGTCGCTCTTGGGCAGCAATTCAGCCAGCAGGCCCCAGCGAAAGCGCCAGCAGCGGATGATGAATGGGGTGCGCTGGCAAAACAGTTCAGTGCTCAGCCTGCCCAACCCGCTGCTGCACAGCAAGGCCCTAACCAAGTTGCCATGCAGCCATCCGAACAGCCTGTCGTGTCAGCCCAACCAGACCGGCTCAAAGGACGTGGCTGGCTTGAAAAGGGCACGCTCGGCGCAGGCAAGGCTGTGGCTGACCTGATGGAAGGCGTAGGACTTGGCGGCGTGCTATGGCCTCGCGGCTGGCAACGCGCACCTGGCGCGGATAATGACCTGATGTCCGATCCTGCGGGAATTGGCGGCAACATTGCAGGGCAGGCCGGCTTGGCGTATTTGGGCGGCCGCGGTCTTCAAGCTGGCGGTGCTGCGCTGCAGTCAGCAGGTGCTGCGCGGTCTATTATTCCGGGACTTGAAGCCGGCGGTAAGCTCATCCAGGCGGCAGGCAATGCGGTGATCAATCCAGCGACCTACCGACAAGCCGCTGGTGCAGGCGCCGCCTTTGGCGCGCTGTCTCAGCCTGGGTCACTGATGGATCGCGTGCAGAACTCGATCGTTGGCGGGCTTGGCGGCGCGGCAGGGTTGGCAGTCGGGCGAGGCGTGGGCAACGTCGCGAGCGGTGTGAAATCTGCACTGACGCCGGCGGCCCCGGTTGAGATGGAGGTAACGGCCAAGCTCGCGCAGAAAGGGATCGACTTTGGCGCGCTGCCAAAGGCCGTGAAGGACCAAGTAGTTAATCTCGGCAAGAAGTCGATGGAAGACGTGGACAACCTTGATGCTACCCAGCTCGGGCGCATGGCCGACTTCAACGCCCTTGGCATCAAACCAACTCGCGGATGGCTGAGCCGTGATCCGAAGCAATGGTGGACTGAGAACACCCTTAATACCGTTGATGATCAGATGCAGAAACGCTTCGTTGACGCCAATCGATCGCTGCTGCAAGGCGTTCGCAAAGGTGCCGGTGATGCGACGGACTATGAGCGCGGTCAGGTTCTGCAAAAGTCCGTGAGTGACTATGACGCTGGCTTGAAGTCCAAGGCGGACAACCTGTATCAGGCCGCACGTAACACCGCAGGCCGGGATATCCCGCTCGACCCTCACAAGTTCGTCAATGATGCTTCGGTAGAGCTTGATCAACAGATGCTTGGATCAAAACTGCCTGCTGACACCTTGTCGTGGTTCCAGAAGGCAACCGAAGGCAAGGAACCGTTTGACATGGGTACAGCCATGCAGCGCCTCCAGGCCCTGAATGGCCGCATTTACAGCACCAGCGACAGGGCTGAAGCTGTGGCGCTCGGGATCGTGAAAAAGCACCTGATCAACGCGATAGATGGCGGCGAGTCGGCTGCATTCAGCGCCACTCCAGGCATGCGAAGCCCCGGCACGTCTGGCCAGCCGTTCACCGCAGCGCAGATTGGCGCACCAGCCGGAACGCAGGGCGGCATAGTGCCTTTCCAAGGCGGGATAGGGCCTGCCACTGGAGGCGCAGATCAGGCGGGTGATCAGGCAGTTCCAGGTATTGCCGAGGCATTCCGATCGGCACGCGCTGCCGCAGCTGATCGGTTCAGGTTTCAGGAGGCTAGCCCGCTGGTCGAGAAGATCCTCAAGGGCAACTATGCGCCAGAAGATCTGCCCGACATCGTCGGGAAAATGAAGGTAGACCAACTCAAAGGCCTATCCCAGCTTGAGCGTGAACGTGGTGTGCCAATCATGAGCTCCTTGCAGGACGCGGCCCGGGCCTACATTCGCGACTCTGCAACGCTCCAAGGTGAAACTGGCGGCTCCTTCACCATCAACGGTATGCGCAAGGCGCTGGACAAGATCGGTCCTGAGAAAGGCAAGGCGCTATTCGGAAATGATGGATGGGCTGACTATCAGCGAATTTTGCGGGCTGGTGGCAGCATCATGAATCCTCCCATGAAGCCGGCCGGTTCGACCACTGCGTCGAATGCATTGCGCTTCATCCAGGCGATGCCAAATATACCTGGCGTCAATGGGCTGCTAAATATGACGGTCACCGCCGCGAGCAAAGCCAAGCAAATGGCTGATGTCGGAACGGCACTCAATCCACCGCTGAACATGGTCATCCCGAAAAAGCCGCAACCAAGCATGCTGCCAATGCTCATGGCACCGGGATTGCTGGGCCTGACCCAGCAGCAGTGAGCTAGTCCTCGTCAGGATTGATGAGGACCATTTTTCTGATCCTGCTGCCCTTTGGAAGGTACTTTTTCGCAAGGAAGGTCAGCCAGTCTTCCAGCTTTACAAGGAACTGGACGCCAGCGAACACGGCGGACATCTGAAGCACCTTCAATAAATGCTCGTCAATCACTTAGACCTCCGGGGCTTGATGCCCTCACTCAACTAAGCCCCGACAAATGCGGGGTTTTTTATTGGGATGAAAAACCATGCCGCTTCCTTCTTCGATCAACGACCTATCGCAAACGGCCGGGAGTAACAGCCCGTCTGGATCGGAATCGCCGTCGACCATTGATGACTACTTGCGTGTCTACGCATCTTACATCGCCTTGTTGCGCGACACTAAGCTCGCCTTGGCGGGCGGTGTACTGACAGGGCCAATCAATGACGCGACCCCGCAGACAATTGCCTCGGCGACAACAACTGATATTGGTTCCGCCACGTCAAACGTGGTCTATATCAGCGGCACTACGACCATTACAGGCCTGGGCGTGATCGCCGCAGGCGCTCGTCGTACAGTGCGTTTCCTTGCCTCTTTGGTGCTGACCCACAGCGCTACGCTGATCCTGCCGACCATCTCCAATATTACGACTGCAGGCAATGACTCTGCGGAGTTTTTGAGTCTGGGCGGTGGGACGTGGATCTGCCTGCAATACAACTTGGCAAGTGGCAAACCAGTTGCCTTCGCCTATGACCGAAATAATGTCATCGGCACAGTCAGCCAGTCCGGAGGCGTACCCACTGGTTCAGCGATGGAAGCTGGCTCCAATGCTAACGGCAATTTCGAAAAATTCGCCGATGGATCAATGATCTGCACGCGCACGGTGAGTCTTGGCTCTGTCGCCGTAACAGCGGCCAACGGTTCATTGTTCAATGCCCTGGTAGGCAGCTTGAGCTACCCAGCAACCTTTATTTCTGCGCCCGTTGTGATGATTTCGGTCGTCGCGCCGAGCGGTTCCATGTGGGCGAGTGGTGGGTCGGCGTTCCCGGGCACAACAGCAACGCAAGCCTTTCTAATTTTAAGCCCGACGTCTACGACTGCCGCGATCAACATTCAATTTGTCGCAGTCGGGAGGTGGTTCTGATGCGAATTATTCTTGAGCCTACGCGCACGGATGATATGTTATCCGTCGTCAAGTTCGGCGATACGCTGGTAGTCAACGGCGAGCCGTTTGATTTCTCACCGATGGGAGAGGGCGATACGTTGCCGGCCGCAGCCATCAGCAGCATCTGGTTTTCTGGCGACGCGGAGCGTGTAAGCGGTGAGCTGATCATTCGCCTGTTCCTTCCGAATCCGTGGAATTACAGCCCTGAGCAGGCATTCCCGGTACCACTCCATGATGTGCAGGATGGCCCTGTGACTTTCCCCGCCCCATTGCCAACCCCATTGCCACCGCCGCAAGAGATACCAGAAGAACCAGCCGCAGAGGTGGAAGCATGAGCAATATCGACTGGAGCAAACTCATCACCAAGGCCATGAAGGACGCAGCGAATGCTGCTGCCGCGTTGGCCGCCGCCAAGGCCACGCTCGCCAGCCACAACGCTCAGGCTATTTTTCAGATAGCTCGCATTCAGGATCGAGTCGACACGCTCGGCTACGGAATCGACATTGGCGAGGCGACCGAAGAGGAAGAGGCGGAACAGGCTTCACTGCTGCTCAGTCTCGCGCAATGGAAGGCCTACAAGTTTGCCCTGGGCAAAGTTACAAAACAGCCAGGATGGTACGCCAATACCATCTGGCCGACTGTTCCAGCGATCCCTGATATTGCGGCAGACCCTGAAGCGATAGCTCCAGATGCGGCATAGCGCTTAGCCCCAATCATTTGCCCGCCATTGAGCGGGCTTTTTATTGCCTGGAGAAACCCATGCTCGACATCTGCAAGGCGATAGGCCAGTGGTTCTTCCTGCTGGTCACCAACCTGATCCTCGACGTGCTCGGCCTGTTCGTGGTCGCTCTGGCGATCCCGTTTCGGGTTGCTGGGGTCAGTGGTAGCGACGGTCGCCCAATCGTCAACCTGCCGCGCTGGGCCTGGCTGTTCGGCAACGACTATGACGGCCTGCTCGGGGATAAGCGCGGCTGGTGGACGGCCAACACTCCGTTTGGCTGGCCGGTCGACTCGTACTGGTCGATGTGGTGGTGGGCCGCTATACGCAATCCGGTCAACAACATGCGTTTCGTCAAGCTCTGGCAGGCACCGGTCAAGGGCAGCACGATCACCTACAAGGGCGATTTCTTCGTTCGCGACAGGCCTGGAAATGCAGGCTGGCAGTTCGTCAAGACCATGAATGGCGGCAAGTGCTGGTATGGCTTCTACCTGGTTCACCAGTGGAGCGATACCCGGGCCTTTGTGGTCCGCATGGGGTTCAAGGTCCAGCCCGATGACGCCGGGACCGATAGCGAACCGCTTGGCATGACGACCAAAATCAACCCGTACAAGGCGATCTGACATGCGCACCTCCCAAAATGGTATCGCCGTGCTGAAGTACTTCGAAGCCTGCTCACTGAGCGCGTACCCAGATCCTGCAACAGGTGGCGCGCCATGGACTATCGGCTGGGGGCATACAGGGAAGGAAGTGGTGCCCGGTCTCGTATGGACTCAAGCCAAGGCTGACGCGCAGCTTCTCGACGACCTGTCCTCTCGCGAAATGGCGGTGTCGTGCGCTGTCACCACCAAGATCAACCAGGGGCAGTTCGATGCGCTGGTCGATTTCGTCTACAACCTAGGGATGGGCAACTTCGAAGGTTCGACACTGCTGCGGCTGATCAATGCCGGCGACATGGATGGGGCGATTGCCCAGTTTGCGCGGTGGAATCGTGCGGCCGGCAAGCCGATGCGTGGCCTGACCCGTCGGCGGGCCGCAGAAGCTGCGTTGTTTGCCGGGATGACCGGAACCCAGGCCATTGGTGTAGGAGTGGCGTCAGCATGAGCGCCATCTTGCTGCGACTCCTTCCTTATATAGCTGCGCTGCTGATCGGTGCCATCGGCGCCTGGATGTGGCAGGCCAACAGCTACACGGCAATCCTTGCCACCAGCGAGGCCAATCATCAGGCAGATCTTGCCACGATCGCCAATGCGGGTGCCGCCCAGGCGCGTCAGGCGCTCCAAAAGCAGCAGGCCGCCGAGCAAGCGCTCGCCACCCTCGACCAGAAAGCCCAGAAGGAAAAGACCGATGCGCTCGCTGAAAATGACAAGTTGCGTTCTGCTGTCGCTGTTGGTGCTCGCCGGCTGCGCATCGCGGGAAGTTGTAGTGCCAGTAGCGGGGACGTGCCCGGTACCCCCGGCGCCTCCAGCCTGGGCAATGCAGGCACCGTCGAACTCTCTGCAGCTTCTGGACGGACTGTTCTCGACGTTCGAGCCGGAATCATCGCCGACCAAGCAGCCCTGAAGGCGCTCCAGTCATACGTGCTGAACGTGTGCCGACCCGGGGTTAATTAGGTCGGCCCATTCCTGCATCATCCCCCGGCGCTGCTCCAGGTACGCGGCATGGTTGTACACGTCGCGGATGACGCTGCTGTCGGCGTGGGCCAGTTGGCGCTCGATCCAGTCGCGGTTGTACCCGCGGCCGTTCATCTCGGTCGAGAATAGGTGCCGGAAGCCGTGTGGCGACTGTTTGCCGGTGAGCCCGCACGAATCCATGACGTTGTTCGCGTAGTTGGTGCCGATCGGCGCGGTCATGATGTTGCGGTTCCTGAACACGTAGCGCTGGCCGCCAGTGATTGGCAGCATGCTTTTCAGCAGATCCACCGCCTGGCGCGACAACGGTACCGCATGGTCCCTGCGCATTTTCATCTTGGCAGCCGGGGTCGTCCAGATAGCGGCGTCCAGGTCGATCTCCGACCATTCAGCATGCCGCACTTCGCCCGGGCGCGAGGCGGTGTAGATCATCAGCATCAGCGCCGTCTTCAGTTGATGGCCAGCCGCGCAGTCCCGGATCGCCGCCATGGTGGTCGGCATCTGGTCAAATGGCAGGAATGGGTGCGGCTTGTGCTGGCCCATCTTCTCGGTGACGGCGTGCATCTCGGCGGTGGGGTTCGCATCGATAAGCCCGGTGGCAATCGCATAGCTGAACACCTGACCCATGCGCTGGCGCACTTTCACGGCCGTGCCCACCGACCCGCGCTTCTCCACGCGCCTTATCAAGCCGATGACGTCGGACCGCTTGAGGCTGTCAATCTGCCGATCGCCAAATACTGGTAGCACATCCAGCTCCATGGCGTTGCTGATCACCCGGTAGGTGCCCGGTGAAATGCTTCCCTTCCTGAAAGCCAGCCATTCGTCATAGACACGACGGAATGTGCGGCCCCCGGCCTCGATCATCTCGGCCTTCTTCTCCCGCCTCGAGTGGCGCGGATCTACTCCGTTCGCCACGTCCTCCCGCGCCTCGTCTCTGTGCGCGCGCGCTTCCTTAAGGCCCGTTTCAGGGTAAGTCCCGAATGAGATCCGCACCTGCTTGCCGAGCCAGGTGAATCGGAAGTGCCAACTCTTGACCCCGCTGGCCGCCACATAGAGTGACAGGCCCAGGGCGTCGGGGATGGTGTACGCCTTGTCCTTCGGCTTTGCCTGCTTGGCTGCGGTGTCCGTGAGTGCCACTAGTACATCCTCGCGCTGGTCATTTTTCAATGTACTGGATGATGTACTAACTCGGCGCTGCTGGGAAGGTTCGCGGTGGTACTCGGTGATACGCTTGATGCGCTGAAAATGCCGGTTTTAATGGGTTTTTGGTACGGGGAGGTTTTCGGCGGGAGGCTACCGTGGAGGCTTTGAAAATTTCCACGGTATGACCTGTAGGGCTTGAGTTTAGAGGGTTTTAAGCGGGGAATGGTTTTTGGTGTACTGATCAATGTACTGATTGATCGTTGCTGGGGGTCAAATCGAGCATCCATTGAGCGATTGCCGACTGGCGCCAGGCCACCGAGTTGGGGCCTATTCTAACCTGTTTTGGGAAGGTTCCCTCTCGGATGCGACGATAAACCGTGTTCCGGCCCAAGCCGGTGGTGTGCAGCACCTCGTCGAGGCGCAGGAAACGATCAATGCTTTCGATGGTTGTCTTCATCTCAACCCTCCTTGCTCATAGCTCTGTCAATCTCGGCGTCCCAGTCTTTGGGGAGCACGTTACTTTCCAGGCGCTCAAGTAGTCCGCCATCTTCCCATGTCGCCTTGAGGTGCTGGTAGCGCGCGGCATCCTTCCCAGCGCTCGCCGCCCCATCCCTGAACCCGTCAGCCGCTGCGTTGGCCATGTCGACGGCGGTGTAGAGCGGAGTAGGCCCGCCGCGCAGGTGCTCGATCATCTGCGCCTGCTGGGCTACCGTGGCTTTCAGGCCAATCATCTCCCAGTCCTGCTGGGTCAGGCTTTCCAGCTTCTCTTTGGCGGTGCTCGGGGCCTCAGACATGCAGCGTGCGCATTTACCGCAGCCCGAGCCGAGGGCCATGCTCCCTTTGCAAACTATTCCAGTCATCATGCTTTTCTCCAGCTGGCAGCCGACACCCGCGCCCAGCGCTCTTGGGTGACGATGATGAAGTTGCGAATCCCGGTCATGACCTTGTGCATCTCGCCGTCAAACTCGACGAACTGGCCGGTCTTGCGGTGTTCTGGCTGGCGGTCGATGACGTCCAGCAGCTTGCCGACTCCACCGTCCTCGCGCCGTTCGTGAATGTCATATGCGGCCATGGCGCACCTCGTCGATCTTCATTTTGATCCCGCGTGCGTAGTCCACCGGCCAAGTATCGAGCCGTTGTTCCAGGGTGCAGGAGACGGTTTCAATGGGCCCGCGCTCGTCGTATGCGCTGCGGGGCGTGCGACTGGCGTCGAACAGCATCTGCGCCGCGAACCGGGCGCCTTCTCGGATTTCAAGTTGAGACATGGGGATGCTCCGGCAGCGCGGGGCGGCAAGCAGGGGAGTAGTCAATTCGGGGTTACAACTGGAGGGATGAAGCTCAGCGGCAGTACACGCAGTAGAACCAGGCGAGGGCGCAGACTGGAGTGATCATTGATTCAGCTCCTTGACCTTGTCGAGGCAGGCGTTCCATTCGTGGTCGGCGTCAGTCAGGTATGGGTTTTCCGGAGTAGGCTCTCTGCGCCCATTCAGCACCAACGCCACCGGTTCTTGGCGCTCGACGACTGGGGCGGCGAGGATTGCCTGTAGTTCTGCCAAGGTCGCTATGCTTGGCGTACCAGCGTCTAGCTCCCAATATGTGCGCGCTAGCAGCTCCCGCGAAATCTCAATTTTCTCGCTCATTGCTGCTCTCCGTCGCGCTGCATCATGAATGCCAGTTCAGCCATGCTTAGTGCCGGCTTGTTCCTGCGGTGGATAAACCGAAGTCGATTGTCCGACCATCGATGAGGGCCGCAAAATATCGATCCTTCGTGGCGTTCTTCCGCGCAGCCAGGGCATGCGCACGTTTTAACTTCACTCATTCCAAAACTCCTTGCCGTTTATGAGGTGTGCCTCAGCTTTCCGAGAGCCCGTTATGGAACAGGCAGCACGCGGCAATGACGGCTATGACCGACAGCAATGCCCAGGCGGCGATGAAATTCATCAGCATGATTGAGCCCTCGTTGCCCTGATCCAGGTTTGGAAGGTCTGCCGGCAGAAGCCGATGTGCGCCTCGATGTCGTCCCACTTAGTACCCTTGGCGCGCATGTCCAGCGCCATGTTCAGGTATTCGTCGGTGAGCTCGCGCCTGCGACCCTTGTTGCCGAGAACGATCCCGGCGTTGTTCAGGTAGCGCACGACGGTGGGGTACGAGCATCCCGCCGCATCAGCGATGTGGTCTACCTGGTGCCCGGCCGCGTGCATCGTGAAAATCAGCCCGATCGAGTCAGGCGATAACTTGGCTGTCATGGCTCATTCCTCTTTGCGTGTTCCCGTTGCCGGGCCTTTGAACATTCCGTGTGATTCCCGGAACTGCGCGGCCGCTTGCAGTAAGTGCAGAAAAATCCGAGCTCCAAATAACCAGCCTTGAGCTTTCCTTTGGATGACATAGGGCCTCCCGGTGGCGGGTGAAGTGGGTGGGGTAAGGGTTTACAACGCCATTTCGACTTGAGTTTCACGAAGCCAAATCGGCGAACTGTTGTGCGATTCGATACGGTCTGCGATGACGTTGGCGCGTTGACCTGCCGTTGGAGGTGGGTACATGCCGAAGCGGCTGATGCTCCCCCCGTTGACCGATGCGTTCGTGGAGTCGGCAGAGGCAAGCGGCAATAGTTGGAAGATCGCAGGGTCAAGCATGCGCAGGCCGTGGAGTCGGCACATTGGTCTGCCATGGTCGTCGCAGATAGCATCCATCGCTGCGCCGATCCGCTTCCACCACGGGTTGGTGCCCGGGTTTGACCACTGACCGGAACTGCCGATGGCGACCGTCTGCCAGTCAGTAGCCAGGCGCTGGAGACGCTCAAGTGATTCGTGCAGATGCCAGACTGGCACGCCGCGCAACTCCTTGGGCCAGGCCGACAAAAGCGCATTATTGGCTGCTTCGTCGCCGTCGATCACGTCCGGAATGAGCGCCCAGTCAAAGCCGGGATGCCGATGCCATTGCTCAACCCATCTGGTGTACCCATCGACATCCAGCTTGTCGCCCTTGGTCCAGGCTGAAAACGCTCCATTGTCGAAGACAAATGACTGGCAGACGTCGGCGACAATCCCGATGTCGTCCTGGCGCGGGAAGGGCACCAAGGCATGGCGGCCAGCCAGGAATTTGGCGCTGTCCTCACGCTTACCTCCGACCGGAGTGCCGTGGTACGCAATCATCCGCTCAGTCTCACGGTTTCGATCTCGACGCCCTGGTGAGTGGCGATGATCGTTTGATCGCCGCCCAACGTTTCAGCTAGACGGTCAGCAATCTGCTCGTGCCAGCCTTTCTTGATCAGCGCGGTAGCTGTCTTGATATGTTCGACGTGGATCATCTTCAACGAGCGGATTTCCAGCCGGTAGATGATCGTTTCGCTATCGGCGGGGCAGACAGCGGCGAAGGTGTGCCGGTAAATGTTCATAGAGGATCCTCGCCGGCTGGCGTGATTCGTTGAGGTGAGGGTCAGTGCTGAGGCTTTGGAAAGAAGGCCGGATGAGGCCCTTTTCGAAGCTTCGGATAGTCGATGGCGAACTTGGTCAGTAGACGATTGAAGCGCTCGAAGCGGATGCCCATCTGGAGCATGGCCTGAGTGCGAGATAGGCCGATCTCCATAAATGCCTTGATGCGTTCGCAGTCTTTCGCGTCCTGTGCCTCGTCGATTGTTTTGCTGCGGAGGTTTTGAAGGCCGATGTGCGCCGATGGCTGGAAGTTGAAGCCACCTTCTTTGGCAAGCGTGTATAGAAGCTTTCGAGACAAGCCTGAAGCCTCGGATGCCTGCGCGTAGTTCATGGTTTCTGCGAGCTTCCGGGCGCGATTAATCTGCTGCTCGCGCTCAGCCGCTCGAGCGATGGCGCGCTCATCCCGTTCCTTTTGCCGTTTGGTCTTCTGCCTGGCTGCGGCAGCGGTGATCGGCTTTGGTTCTGGACTGACCGTTGCCTTGATCGGCGTCTTCTTGCGCCGCGGCGGCTCATGCCTTGCCGGTGGAGGCACAAAGCTCGGGCCCCGCAATACCTCAATAGTCCCTCCTTTACTCAAGAAGGCCTCCTGAAGCAGGGCCAGTTCATGGCGTTGCGGGTCGAGCTCCTTGACCATGTTCAGGTCGTTGCTGATGTATGCGCTCATGCTGCTTTACTCCGCAGTTTCACCTCATACCCGTCGACCAGTAGCTTGAATTGCCACAGGTCTTCCTCAAGCTTCTCGATGTAATCGTCATCGCGTTTGAACTCCTGCAGCCAGAGCTGACGGCCTACAGGCTTGAGCAGGGGGCAGTACATCCCGATGTGCCACCACTTCCGACCAGTTATCCACATGCAGCCCTGCACCTGGTCAATGATCCCGCTGGCATCGTTGTCGATGTGGAAGGTGCGTAGCTTTTCCGGAGCAAGGAAACATTTGTACTCCGAGCCACCGTCTTCGCCGATAAACCCGTCAGCGCTGGCCCCGAAGGCCCCGTCATCGGTCTTGATCAGCCCGACCTGCGTAACGATCAGGCCGGTTTGGATTTCGTGCTCCATGCGTGCCTCAGGCTCCAGCTCATGACCGCGGCGCATCTGCCAAGTCTCGAAGCCGTTATCGAGGGGCTTTCCACCGATGCGCTCAACCGCCAACTGGAAGGCATAGTCGAGGGCGGCCGACGAGGGTTCGCCAACGGTTTCACCATCCAGGGCGCGCTGCACCACTTCGGCCTTAGGCCCAGCCTTGTAGCCGGCCAGCTCGCGGGCTTTTGCCTCGCTGTGGCCAGCCAGCATTGCATCGACGTAGGTACGTTGCTGCGTAGTGAGTCCATTCACCTTCGAACGGGCGGTGGTGAACATGCTGGCCGTGATACAACCAGCGCGCTCTTGGAGCCAGATGTCTGACCCCTGCGTGCAATTGATAAGGATCATTCGGGAGTCTCCAAAACTGCCTTGCGGGCAGTAACGGCTGTTTTGACGGTGCTGTAGCCATGAGTGTCGCCAGACGCCTGCAAGACTTTCAGGCTCGCTTGCCAAACGTCCTTCAGTTCATCGGGAGTTTTGGTCTGTTCGACTCGCTCCAGAATGTCTGCGACAACCTGAGCCCTCATATCGTCAGTGTCAGATCCATCCGCCGACTGGCCATCATCGTCACGCGCTTCGCCGGTCGTGATGTTGAGCAGTGCACACATCACATAACGCTTGCCGTAGGTAACAGAAGAGCCAACGGCCTGCACGTCGTTCCGGCCCTTGCCGGTATCGATCGGCAAAAACATCGTGGTGTCTTCCCGGTGCCCAGCGCTATGCATGAGGATGCCCTTGACGTTGACCCCGGTAGCTTCACGGTCAACCTTGAACGTAATGGCGAAGCCATGCCGCTGCATGATTGGCTTCAGCGTCACGTTGATGTCGTCCAGGGTGGCGTAGGTGTTTCCTGTGTGCAGGTTGACTGCACCCTCACCGACAGTTGGGATTTCGCATTGCATTTGCGCCATAGCCGCGTTGAAGGCTTGCTCGGCGTCTTTCGCCTGCATGCGCTCATGCATTTGCAGAAGGCGCTCCATCTTGTCGATGTCGCACGAAGGGTCGGCAGCGGCCCTGCTGATGACCGCCATGATGCTGGTGTCGTTGGAAATTGACGTCACAACTTGGCGGCGTTGCTCCGGCATGATGATGTCTTGTGCCATTTCGAAGGCCTCAGTATGTGATTGCGATGGCTGGGATCTTGCGCTGGGCGATGAGGGTGATGGCCTGCTTGGCGCATTCCTCTGTCATGCCTCCGCCAATGAAGGCTTCCAGCGCTGCGCGGTTGATCTTCTTCTTGTGCTCAAGATCGGCTTCGCGGGCCTGAGCCTGCTCCAGTTCAAACGCAACAGCTGCGGCTTGACGGGCCAGTTCGTTCTGGCGCGCTTGCTCAACGGCTTGCTCCTGGCGCCGCACCGCGGCAATTCGGTCTTGCTCCGCACGCTGCTCGGCGGCCAACTGATCGGCCTTCGCCTGTGCAGCTTGTCGTTCGGCTTGTTCGGCCTGGAGCTGCAATTGCAGGCGTTGTCGTTCGGCGGCGGCTTCGGCGTCACGCGCCGCCTGTTCAGTGGCACGCTGTGCGGCTGCGGCTTGGTCGATCAGGTCCTGCTCGCGTTTGGCGGCGGCATCACGTTCGGCCTGAGCCCGCTGCTCAGCTTCGATGCGGGCCTGCTCGGCGGCTGCACGGGCAATCTCTGCCTCGCGATCTTTCTGCTCGCGCTCGGCTTGCTCTGCATTGAACTTGGCAATAGCCGCCAGCTCTGCTTCGTGCTTCTGGCGAACGCTCAGTGCGGCGCGCAGCTTGGCCAGTGCTGACTCCTTTGCCCGTGCTGCTTCGGTTTCAAACTCTTCCCAGTGATCGCCCATCTGCACGGCCTCGACCGATGCGATGGATTCCAGAAGAACGGCCGCGCTGATGTCGGTCAGATCGGTGCAGAAGTCGTGGATGGCTTGAACTGCATCAACATGCTTGTCCTTGCGCGCCGTCTCGGCGGCTTCCCACTCAGTCAGCGGCTTGCGCGTCTCATCACGCAATGCATCCATGGCGTCGACGAACGCTTTCAGCTCGGCCTCAACGACCTTCGGCTGTTCTTTCAGACGTTTCAGGTACTCCCGGCCAGGCTTCTCGACGGCCACCTTGGACTTGCTGACCTTGGCGGCCAGTGAGGCGATGCGGTCGCGGCCCTTGGCGGTAGACAGGTCTGGCACCTGGGAGCTGACTTCCTCCTGTACTGCTTGCAGGAAAGGCTTCAGGCCATCCTTCACGTAGATGGCTGGGGCATTGGCTTCGCTGATGTCGTCGATGGTGACGGCAAGTTGATTCGCAGACATGGGGATTCCTTCCGCCATGCAGGCGGCGTATGAGTTCAGTTGTTGGATGGGGATGGGCTTAGCGTTCGCCGCTGGCGATGAAGTGAGCGAGTTCGTTTCCGATAAGCCGGCCGAAGTGCTCGGCCATATGCTCGCGATCACCCTTCATTTCATGCCAAGCGCGGCGCGAAAGTGCATATGCTTTGCGGCCATCGGGAGTCTCAAGATAGATGTGGATCATCTCGCGCATGGTTTCGAGTTGAACTGAAGCGCTGATTGACTGGAGCTCTTCGACTGCAAACACAAGCATCTCGGCCACGTCTTCATTTGGCATGAATGGCAAAACACTGCGCTGTTTTGGAATGCGCATCGAATCGCGCAAATTCTGAACCCGCTGCGATATTGGTGGCAGTCCGTAGAATCGGTCGCCAAGAATCCGCGCTACGCGATCCATGGAATGTTCCAGGCTTCGCAATTGGCGTCCCTGCCGATCTGACAGCGCCTTGTTTAATGTGTAAGCCTCTTCAAAACGAGAGGCTTCACCTTGCGCTTGCTGCATTTTGGCCGTCAGAGCGCGCTTCTGATTGCGTCCGAAACGCTTGCTCATCGCGTCACCATCACAGGAATTGACCGAGGCTCGCCGTTCTCTTTGAACAGGCTGTATTGGAAGAGAAGGACGGTCATGCCGAAAGCGAGAATCCAGAAGATAGGCTTCATCTCATTTCCCCTTGTACTGAACCGGAACGAAGGTGTAGTGCTCGCGGCCGTGGTGGTGGACGCGCCAGTACTCCATATCGAGTCGGTTCATCAGTTCCTGGAAGGTGTAGACGCGGGTTCCGAGCTTTGGCTTCATGGCGTCACCTGCTTGCGGTAGCCGGCGTCGTAGAGATCAATGCATGCGTCTTCCTGAATCTTCAGTTGAGTCAGGTGAGTAGCGCCCGGGTATTTATTCGGATGATCGTTTATGCAGCCGATCATCTTGTTTAGCTCGGCGATCCGCTCTTCCGCCGCGATCTGCTCTGGCGTGCGGATTGGGCGGAAGAACGCCATGCGCAGGCAAGTCTCAGATAATTCATGGCCGTCGCGCCGAAACCATGTTTCTTCCCCGCTATGGCCAAGGATTTCAACTTGAATCCATCCGTCATTATTTGGATGCCATTCACATACGGTTCCAACTGGCGGAAGGCCTTCCCCATTCCAAGGCGCAGGCTCAACTCGCCTAGGGATAAGCCTCAAAGCGCGCCAAGCTGGGAAATTAGGGATGTGCTCGCAAGATTTCTCCGCGTAGCAGCTATAAAACTCTTGGCCAGCTTTATAGATCCAGCCTTCTTCAATCCGCGCATTGCCCGGGCACCAATGAGTGGCGTGTGCCGGCGCCTTGCTCCAATCAATACTCATTTGATCCTCACAACCAGCATGCCGCGCCGGGTCTGAACCTTGATGCGCTGAGGCAGATCAGCGACCAGAAAAAAGCCCTGGTTCGTCAGGGCTTTGGTTAACGCTTCGTGGGTTCTCGCGATGATTGTCATGCCGCGCTCCTTGGCCGATGCGCGACGATCGCGTTCAGCCTTTTGCAGTAGTGGTTGAACTCTGCAGCAGTTATCTGCTCGGCCTGCATGCAGTTGGTGATGTGTCGCAGCACCAGCACTTCGTAGCCTTCTGGACAGCTAGCGTGTGAGAGTTCGTCAAGGTCTTCGTCGATCAGGATATGGGCGCTAATCTTCATAACTCCGCGTCCTCGGCCTGGGCCTTGAGCGCGTCGTCGGCGAGTGGCTCGAGCAGGGATTCGGCGATTTCCCAGAGCTTGCCCATGGGATGGCTGGAGTTCCCGAGCAGCTCGGCGCTTGCCACCTTGTCGGCGTGCCCGCTCAGTGCCGCGATGACCAGGTAGCCAAGGGATGGGGTAGGGATTTCGCAGTCGGCAAGCCGTTTGTTAACGAATTCGTCTACCGCCAAGCCGAATTGGTGAAAGGTCACACCCTGCGGTGCGCGCATCCGGCGCTGGAACTTCACGTCATAGCCAAACCGCACCAGCATCTCGGCGGCGCCATAAATCCACTCGGCCCGCGCAATTTCACGGGGGCTTTCGCTCACTGGAGGCGGTAGGCGGTTGTAGAATTCACGTTGAGCAAGTGCTATTGCGTTCATGGTCGCCTCCAGAGTGGCGGGTCAGTCGTAGTAGTCTTGGTCAGCCAGATATTCGGAATGCTCATTTACAAGCCACTCCTCCATCGACTCGACTTCTGATTCGGTCATTTGGCTGATGTCTTCTTCCGCACTCCATTCGATTTCGCAACTGCCGTAGTACTCATCGGGGTCGGATGCAGCAGGGCTGAAAGTTCCTTTCGATCCTGAGAACGAAACGACAGTTAAATTCACGACGAAGTCTTCACCGTCCTTCGTAGTCCAATATTCGTAAGTCCTTTCCATCTCAATCTCCAATCAGGCGATATACCCGCCCGGCATAGTGGTAATGACCTTGCGAGGTGCGTCATGCATCCGGCCTTTGGCGCAGTCGTGGACGTCGGGGCGGGGCTTGCGGGGGAGGGGTGGGGTTGTGCGTTTCATGGCAGGCCACTCAATTGAGCAATAAAAAAGCCGACTCGAAAGCCGGCTTTACTACCTCGCATAGACCTCCCTACGCGGGGTGATTCGCCTCCTGCTGGAGGGCTTTGACTGTCTGTTACATGGCTGCAAATCCTCCGCACTTGGTTGATTGGTGCGTGATGCAGGTGCGCGCCAGCTTCAAGGCCGCAGCTCCACCGCAACGCTTTTCGGCTCCATCCGCGAGGACTTCGACACCTACTTGGTTACCTGCATTGGAGAAAGTCCTGCCAGCAACGACATTGGGAACGCTGGACGATTCAAGGCTTTCACCGATACAGGCCTCTCCATCACCATGGAGATATCGGGCCATTTGCGTCTGGCAAGACGTGTACGGAGAGGGTTAGGCAGAGAAGAGTTCTTGCTGCTGAGGTTGGGGCTTGCATCGTTGAAGCCCGGCGTGGATGGCTTTCTCCAGGGTGCGAGCATCGCCTTCCAGATCCTGACGGCACAGAAAGACCGGAGGGATCATCTCGATAGCCTCGCGAAGCTTGGTGGCCTCCCGCTGCAAGCTCGGGATTACAAGGCTCAGCATGTTGCCGACGGTGGAGATGTCGAGGCTGCACACGAAGCACAGTTCGATGTATTCGTTCATGTACTTGGGCATGGTCTTTCTCCATTGCGTGGCTTTCGAATGCCTCCCGGGGTTTGAGAGGCAGTCGTAAAGCCAGATGGCGATCCGGAAACAGCCAGATGCCATCTGAGGTTGATGCAGGTGGCCTCGTTGCGAGGAGTGTTGCTTCGTCCGCATCCCAAAGCACCCAGTCCCCTAGGTGCTTCAGTGATGCTTTCCACCGTGACCCGCTACTGGCGGCCGTCACCGGTTTGAATCTCTATGTCAAAGAACTTGGCTCAAGTCGGTCCTCTTGGGAGAGGGCTTGGAGATCACTTCGCTGATCCCGGGCTATCTGGCGGCTTCACCAGTCGTGTTGCGGGTCCTGTTAGGCCCTGGCGCCTCGGTATTCTGTGGCGTTGAAGTGAATATAAGCCTGCTTATCGCATCGGTCAATAAGATTGCTTATATATTTTTCATGAGACGAAAAAAATCCCGCTCAGTGGCGGGATGTGCTGTGTAGATCGGCGGTGGTTAGATCGCTTGGCCCTTAGGTTTTGGTGCCTTCTCGGCAGGCTGTTGAGAATCAACCCCAGCCGCATCCCTGGCAAGCAGGCAAATAGCCTCGGCAATCGTCGCAGCTATTGTTCCTCCACTGAACACGAAATCATTGCTCCATAAGACTTTTCCATCCATGCCATAGGCATAAATCGAACCGTGCTCAATCCCGCAGTCTTGGGCTCTGACTGTCCATTGAACGAAATATACATCTTTGGTCGTCAGATCAATTTGTCTACCCATCAAGACAGCCAGGTAGTTGCCGCTGGTGTCCCTGTCGAACCTGAATGAACCGCGCTTTATTTGATAGGCAAGATTCTCTGCCGATCCGACCTCAACCCAATCTGTATTAGCTTTAGGCTCAGATTGAGACGGCTGGGCTGGTACAGGCTGGGAGTCCGTTCTTATCTGGTGCGCAGGCGCCGGCTCGGATATAGGCGTAGATTCTGGTGCTGGCAGCTGCAAAATACAGCCAGTCATGGAGCATGCTATTAGGGTGATCAGAGCCGATTTGCGCATATGAACTCCATGTCATTTGCGGCGTGGCGAGCGCCTTACAGTTGACCACCAAAAGACCCGACCAAGCATTCGAACATCCTCGGCGAACTGTTCGGCGGTCATGATCTCATCGGGGAAGTCTTCAGAGTTCTCGCTGCGAATCCTGACGCTACCACCTGGTAGTCGGTGCAGGTATTTCACCCGGAGCATGCCCATATGATTGAAGGCGTAAATTTCGCCATCAATGATTGAGGTGTCATCCAGGTCAAAGCCGATCGCCGCACCATCCAAGATCAGGCGCTCCATGCTGCGTCCTTTGATCCTGGCGCAAGCAGCACTCTTTGCGTCAACGCCAGCCGCTTTTAGCGTTGCGCCGCTGAACCGCAGCTTCCGATCGGCAATTTCAACGACTTCAGACATACCTTGTCCACCGGCAAATTCGACTTCTGCAAAGTACGGTATTTCATGCTCGTCGTCATCTAACGTTTCACCGTCCTCCCACGCGTCTAAATCGCCTAATAGCTCGGCGTTAGCCTCAATGTGGGTTAGTCGTCCTTTCATCTCGCCAATACCATCAGAGAGCCATATCGCGCTAACCCCACAGGCATGGGCGATCTTCGCGATATGCGCGCTTTGTAGGTTCTTCCCGGTTTCGAGTTGGGAGATGACTGGCTGCTCAACGCCGACCAGCTCTGCGAGCTTTTTTTGAGTCAGGCGGGCGCCCTGGCGAGCCATTTTGATGCGATTGGCAAGAGTATTCATCTTCACAACGTTATAAGCCCTCTTATCTTCTTGCAAATAAGCCTCCGTATCCCTACGATATAAGCAGGCTTATCAGGAGGGCTCTCGAATGACCCCTATCGAACGACTCGTTGACTACTTCGACGGACAGACCAAGACAGCGCTTGCCCTCGGGGTTTCTCAGCCAACGGTCTCGTACTGGGTGACCGGAACCCATCGCATAAGCGCAGAAAAAGCATTTCTTGCCGAGGACTTGACCAGCGGAGCTGTTACGGCTCGCGAGCTCGTTACCGGCATCAGTCAATCTCAAACAGCCGCTTAACACACCTCATCAGCCACATAGGAAACACCAGCATGTACATGGACCCCAATCAAAAGCGCGCCATTCCGGTGAAGGTTCGTTTTGAACCTGTGCTGGATCGGATCCTGCGTAAGGCCGCCACCAAAACCCGCATGCAACACGCGACCTACCTCTACGAAATCATCGAATGGGCCGTAGCCAACGGCGTGATCGAAGAGCTCATGCAGGATAAGCAAGAAGATATCGCGGGCTGAAGCCCCTTTGGAGGGCCGAATGACCATCGAGCGAGAAAAGCTTCCGCCTGCAACGCGGAAGAAAGTGGATGAGTTGATGCGCATAAACGGCTGGGACTTCAGTCGTGCGATCAACGAAATGACTGAGACCGCAATCGCCAGTGGTGCGCTTTCAGAGGTTGGAAAGAAGAAGGCCAAGGTCCTTCAACTGGTGACCCCAATGAGGGCCTCCGGCAGGGACTCTTAAGGGTAATCCAGAGGGCCTCTGCCAAATCCGAGACGAAAAAAAGCCACCGGGCATGGTGGCTCTTCTACAGCAATTTCAGCGAGAACCATTATGGCAGCACTACATGCGATAAGCAAAGGTCGGTTGAGGATGCAGCTCACTGAATTAGCCGGAAGCGCCGTTGCCGTATACCCGGCATTCAGGCGTGTGTTGGGTCTGAGCGCATCTGCCGCTCAATTCCTATCCCAGGCTGTCTACTGGACCGAGAAAACCGACGACGGCTGGTTCTACAAAACCGAGTCGGAATGGGAACAGGAGATCGGCCTGTCGAACAAAGAAGTTCGCACGGCGCGTCGCTGCCTGGCTCAAATTCAGTTGCTGGCAGAAGTGCGAAAAGGCGTCCCGGCCAAGATGCATTTCCGGATAGACACCGATCTTCTGCTTGGCTACCTGTCGGGCGAAACTCCTATCCCAGAAATGCCCAAAGAGCACAACAAGTCCTGCCCAAACGGCACAACTGGTTCTGCCCAAACGGCACAACTTGTCCTGCCGGAAGGGGCGGACAAGTGCGACCGTAACGGCACAACTATTACAGAGATTACACAGAAGACTACAGCAGAGACTACGGCATTGGTGCTCGCTCCAGCTTCGCCGAAGCGCGCCGCGAAAAAATCCGATGCCGGAACCGACGAAGCCAAACAGTCTGCCTGCCGTGAAATCTGGGCCTCGTACAGCGATGCCTACCAGATTCGCTACCAAGCCGCCCCAGTACGCAACGCAAAGGTCAATCGCAACGTTGTCGACCTCTGGAAACGCCTGGGCTCGGAAGCGGCCGCAGTCGCAGGGTTCTACGTCGGTATCAACGACTCCTACCTGATCCGCAATTGCCACGACCTCGGGTCGCTGCTGGTGAAAGCGGAGTCCTACCGCACCCAGTGGGCAACGAATCGCCAGATGAACGCCACGACTGCCCAACAGATCGAGCGCAAACAGGCGAACCTCCAAGCCGGACAGGAAGCTGCACAGCGGATCATGAGTCGCGAAGGGAGGAAGGAAAATGAATTCCTCTGACCGCATGAGCAACGAGCAGATCGCTCGCCTGGCCCTGGCTATCGCGGCAACTGCTGAAGTTCTCGGCCAAACCATCACGACCGAAGCAGCCGAGATGATGGCTGACGATCTTGCTGATTACCCTGCAGATGTAATCGGCATGTCGCTGAAGGCCTGCCGCCGGGAACTGACCGGCAAGCTCACTTTGGCCGCAATCCTCCAGCGCATTCAGGCGTCTGACGGCCGCCCGGGCAAGGACGAAGCATGGTCGATCGCCCTTGAGGCTGCCGACGAAAGCGCAACCGTGGTGATGACTGCCGAGATCCTGCAGGCCATGACTGCCGCGCAACCGGTTCTCGACCTTGGCGACAAGGTTGGTGCCCGTATGGCCTTCCTCAGCGCCTACGAGCGGCTGGTTGCTCTGGCCCGGGCAGAAGCTGTGCCGGCTACCTGGAGTGTTTCCCTCGGCTTCGATCCTGCTCGCCGTGTGACTGCCATCGAGTCGGCTGTTCGGATGCAGCTCATCAGCCAGCAAGCCGGTGCGCAGTATCTGTCCGACCTGCGTGTGGCGCCGATCACCACTGATGGCCAGGCCATTGCCGGGCTGCTGACTGGGAAGGTCGTGCAGCCGTCACCAAAGCTGCGCGAAAAACTCGCCGAAGTCCGTTTGATCGTCACCGCCGCCAAGGCTCGCCAAGACCGCGAAAAACTCAAGAAGGCCCAGGCTGACCGGGTCGACACATATCTGCGCAAGCGCCAGACACGGGCCGCTATTGCCGCAATGCAAAAGGAACTGACCCATGTCTGATATCTGTGATGAAACCGACGAAGTAATCGAGCAAATTCGCGAGCGTGCACTTGCCCAGATCCCCCGTTACACCGGCATCAGTGCCACTGAGTGCGAGTGCGGCGAAGAGATCCCGGAAGGCCGTCGTGTGGCTATTCCGGGGGTGCAGCTGTGCGTTGGCTGTGCTGAGCGGGAAGCGCTGGTGAAGCAGGGAGTGCGGCGGCTATGACTGACAAAATCAGCGTGAACAGCTCCAGCAAGCTCACCGAAGCCATCGGCATGCTCACCGCGATGTTCCGCGAGAAGAAGTTCGTGGTGGTGTCCCTGCGTCCCGGCAAGGATCGCACGCTCGATCAAAATGCCCTGTGGTTCGCCCTGTACGAGCGAATCGCCCAGATGACCCAGATCGGCGACGTGGAGGATGCCCGGCGCTACTGCAAGCTGCACCTGGGCGTGCCGATCATGCGCGCCGACGATGCCGACTTCCGCGACGGATGGAACCGCATTTTCCTGAATCTGCCCTACGAGCAGAAGCTTGAGCTGATGGGGGCTTGCCCGATCTTCGGCCCGGACGGGTTCCCGGTGACTCGCCTGTTCAACCGTGCGCAGGGCATCGCTTACACCGATCGCATCGTGGACGAGTTCACGGCCAAGGGCGTGTTCTTCGGTGACCTGATGGGCGAGGTGGCGGCATGAGCATCGAGCGCAAACCTCGCAAGCCCAAGACCTGCGCCAACGAAGAGTGCAGGGCCTCATTTGCCCCTCAGCGCCTCGGCCAGAAGGTCTGCAGCCCGGCTTGTGGACTGGCGACCAAGGACGCGAACGCTGACAAGGCGCGCAAGGCCCTTGCTGATGTAGGCCGCGCCAACATCAAAGTTCGCAAGGAAGCTCTCAAAACTCGCGCCGACCACATCAAGGATGCCGAGAAGGCGGTCCGCGACTACCGCCGAACCTACGAGCTGAGCATCGGGAGCGGTTGCATCAGTTGCGGCGAGTCGCAGGAGTCGATCCTGGCCGCCCAGGGCTGGAAGACTGGCGGTGCATTCGATGCAGGGCACTTCCTCGGCAAAGGAGCCCGCCCGGAGCTGAGGCTGATCCCGGCCAATATCTGGTTGCAATGCAAAAGCTGTAATGCCGGCTCGTCCAAGTACGCCCGCAAAGGCGAGACGGTTTCGCAGGCCTTCCGTGCCGGCTTGATCGCCCGCATCGGGCTGGAAGCAGTTGAAGCGCTCGAAGCCGACCACGAACCGCGCAAGTACACCGTTGATGAACTGAAAGCCATTACCGCCGAATACCGCGCCAAAACCCGTGAACTCAAGAGGGCTGCAGCATGATCATCCACCTCTACGTCGGCTTCATGTTTCTGCTCGGCCTCGGGTTGATTGAGGGCATTCGCCAATTGCTGCGCCGGGAGCGGATTGTGCGGGGGATTCGGCCATGAACTGGAAAGCCATCAGCAAGAACTGCATGACCAGCGAGGAAGGCTATCTGCTGAGCAAGTACGCAATGCAGGACGGGGCAGCGTACGTGGCCAGGACGCCGGCGGGGAAGATCCTGCATTCGGGCAAGGATCTGGCCAAGGCCAAGACGGCATGCATCGAACACTTTCAGTTGACCATGGGGGAAGCAGCATGAGCGCACTCGACATCCAGGTATCCGGCAGCCACTACAAGGATCTGAAGATCCAGCCCATTGAGTACATCCATGCGAACAGCATCCCCTTCGCCGAGGGAAGCGTCATCAAGTACGTGTCTCGTTGGCGGTCAAAGGGCGGGGTCAAGGACCTGGAGAAGGCCAAGCACTTCCTCGAGTTGCTGATTGAGCTCGAAACGAAGTCGGCCACCGCCCCGGCAGTCAAGACCCCGGAGCCGGCAGAATTGACGTATGCGGAATTCCTTGCAGCGAAGACGGCCCGGGGAGACAAGTAATGGCCGAACGCAAAGTCACGGACGAGCAGATCATCGAGGCGCTGGCCACAATGAGCGGCGCCAAGGCTGCTGAACACCTCGGGCTGAATGCCAGGACGCTCCAGAGACGGCGCGCTCGCCTGGCGCTGAAGGGTCATATTCCCGAGATGTACATCGACACCAAGCTGCCGTCGTTCCTGAAGATCGCAGGGACGTCCCAGCTCATGCGCCGCGGCGAGACTGAGCCGCTGTTGTCCTGGGTGAAGACCAACACCGACATGGAAGCGCTAGAGGCCCTCATCAAGGCCTCCTGCGAGGCGGCGGTGAAGGATCTGCCGCATGTGCCTGCCCGACCCTTCGCCGGCGAGTACCTGCCCGACCTGATGACGGCTTACCCGATCGGCGACCCGCACTTCGGCGAATACATCTGGGCGGCCGAGTGCGGGGAAGACTGGGACCTGAGTATCGCCGAGCGTACGCACTGCGCCGCTATGGCTTCGCTGGTTGAGTCAGCACCACCAACCGAGACTGCAATCATCGTCAATCTCGGGGATGCTGCGCACTACGATTCCATGGCGGCCATAACTCCGCGCAGTGGTCACCACCTGGACGCAGACAGCCGCTACGCCAAGATGGTCGACATCCTGATCCTCGCTATGCGTCAGTGCGTCGAGTCGGCCTTGACCAAGCACAAGTTCGTGCATGTGGTGCACGTTATCGGTAACCACGATGAGACCGGGGCCGTATGGCTGAGCCGCCTGTTCGCCCACCTCTACGCCAACGAGCCGCGCGTCACCGTCGAAACCTCACCAAGCGTCTTCAGCTACTACCGCTGGGGCAAGAACCTCATCGGAATGCACCACGGGCACACCAGCAAGGCCGACAAGCTGCCAGGCGTCATGGCGACAGACCGCGCCAAGGATTGGGGCGAAACAATTCACCGCTACTGGTGGACCGGCCACATCCACCACGAAAGCAAGAAGGAATACCCGGGCTGCACCGTCGAATCCTTCAACACCCTGGCCCCGAACGACAGCTATGCCACTGCCGGCGGTTGGAGATCGCGCCAGAACATGAAGGCCATCGTCCTGCACCGTGAACACGGCGAAGTCGCCCGTCACACCGTACATCCGTCGATGCTCAAGGAGGTGGCATGAAACAACTGGACACTCACTACCTGCTCACGCAATGGGGGATCTGGCTGCGATACGGTTCCGGCATCCCGCGCTACGTCTCCCCTCACTTCGCGCTGATCAGGGACAACATCGAGCAGAGCTCATCGGCGCCTGTGGCTTGCATCAGTGACGACCTGTGCATGCTGGTGGATGGCATCGCCGCCAGGTTGCGGCACCGCAACGATGAGATGGGCAGGGCCTTGATCTACTATTACGGCCGCGACATCAGCTATGCAACGCTGGGCAGGATCATGCAGATCTCCAAGACGCGAGCGGAATCGCTGGTCAAGTCGGCTGAACAGTGGGTTGACGGTGCGCTTGACGAAAAGATTGCCGCATAACTCGATTATGGCTTACATCTTGCTTGTTTCGTCCGGACGCTTTGGGGTATATTACGTTCCATTATGCGGTTTTACCGCTTCAGAGAGCCCGGCCATTGAGCTGGGCTTTTTTGTGCCTGAAATCTGGAGTCCAGATGACCATCATCGTCGACGCCAAGCTGATCGAGATCGCTCAATGTCTCGCAGCAACGGCTTCGCAGTGCAAAGAAAGTGGCATGCCAAAGCTCGCCGAGACATTCGCAAAGGCTGCGGCAGACCTGCTGGCCCAGAGCATCAAGAGCATCAACACCGTTCATTAGCCCTTCTGGGCACACGACCAATGCCAGGCTGGGGCGATCCAGCGTTTGCCCGCGCTTGCGGGCTTTTTTATTCCTGGAGTAGCCATGACCGAACCCGCGAGCACCACGGCCGCCGGCGTATTACTCGCGAAGTACGGCATCACCATCGCTGGTTTCGCTGGTGCAATCCTGTCGCTGACCTTCCTGCAAGGCCTGACACGCAAGCAAGCCTTCTGGGCCTTCATGACAGGTTTCGGCTCGGCCGTCTTCTGCACCCCATTGGCGATCGGCTTCTTTCACCTGGAGCCAGGCGGCGAAACCCAATACGGCGTTGCCTTCCTGATCGGCCTGCTGGCAATGAACATCATTCCCGTACTGAAGAAGATCATCGGCTCCAAGGGAGATGCATGAAATGCAAATCATCCTGCAGGTCGTCGATGCATTCCTCTGTGTGATGGTGGTGATTGCTGCTGCTGAGTACCTGCGCCGCATCCGCCCGATGGATGAGCCACTGCTCAGCGTGGTGCTCTATACGGTCGCCATCGCCGCCTTTGGCAGCTTCATCTTCAACATCAAAGGCTACGCGGTCAGCCCTTTCACGATGGCCCTGCATGCAGCGGTTGTCCTGTACGCCATCTTGAGGCGCGGGCACATCTGCAAGATCGGTGAATGACATGACTCGCCAGATCAAGGTTCGCGCTTACCTCCCCTGGTGGTTCCGCACTTACGTTCGAGCAGTCTACGCATTCGCCTACATGTCAGGCCTTGAGGTTGACCAAGACGTCATCCGCGCCCAGGTCAAGCAAGCCACTCGTTACCGCGAGATCGAATAACTGAAGGACTCCAACATGACAGCCAAGCCTGATTGGGAGCGCATCGAGCAGCTCTTCAGGGCCGGCCTGCTTTCTGTGCGCGAGATCGCCTCAGCTTGCGGCGTCTCACACACCGCCATCAACAAGCGCGCCAAGGCTGAAGGCTGGGAGCGAGACCTCAAGGCCAAGATCAAGGCCAAGGCCGATTCGCTGGTTTCCAAACGTGAGGTTTCCAGCAAGGTTTCCACTGAGCAGCTGGCAACCGAGCGAGGCATCGTTGAGGCGAATGCTGAGGTCATTGCAAACATCCGGATGGCTCATCGTTCGGACATCACTCGCTCCCGCCGCATTGCCAACAAGCTTCTGGATGAGCTGGAAGGACTGACCGACAACCGCGTGCTGTTTGAAGAGCTCGGAGAGTTGATGCGTGACCCAGATGACAAGGGTTTTGATCGCCGCAATGAGCTGTACGGCAAGGTGATCAGTCTGTCTGGCCGAACCAAGACGATGAAAGAGCTCTCTGAGACGCTGAAGACTTTGGTCCTCCTTGAGCGGCAAGCCTACGACTTGGAGAGCGCTGGTGACGTCGATCCAGCAGCCGCCAGCCTGACCGTCAGCTTCGTCAAGCCATCCAATGGCAATTGAGTTCCCCGACAAGCTCGCGTTCCTGTTCGATCCGCACCGGTACAAGGTGGCATACGGCGGGCGGGGGAGCGGTAAGTCTTGGAGCTTTGCCCGGGCGCTGCTGCTCCAAGGCGCACAGAAGCCGATGCGCATCCTTTGCGCTCGGGAGATCCAGAAGAGCATTGCTGATTCGGTGCACAAGCTTCTTGCAGACCAGATCGCAGACCTAGGGCTGAGTGCGTTCTACGACGTCCAACAGGCCTATATCAAGGGCAGGAACGGTACAGAGTTCAGCTTCGCCGGGATTCAGCAGCACACTGTCGACTCTATCAAGTCCTATGAGGGCGTTGATGTTGTCTGGGTCGAAGAGGCCCACGTCGTGGTGAAGAAGAGTTGGCAGGTGCTTGGCCCGACGATCCGTAAATCAGGATCTGAGGTCTGGGTCACCTACAACCCGCAGCTCGAATCAGACGAGACGCACCAGCGTTTCGTGGTTAAGCCTCGACCAGACTGCGTTGCGGTCCTAATGAATCACAACGACAACCCATGGTTTCCTGATGTGCTGGAGCAAGAACGCTTGCACGACAAGGAGACGATGAAGCCTGAGTTCTACGCTCACATCTGGGAAGGCAAGTGCATGCCAGCAGTTGAAGGCGCCATCTACTTCGAGCAGATGAGCCAGGCTGAGTCGCGCATTGCCAACGTGCCGCACGACGGGCTGCTGAAGACACACGTCATCTTCGACCTGGGCTGGAATGACGCGATGACGATCATCCTGGCGCAGAAGGTGGCCGGCGAGATCCGCCTGATCCACTACATCGAAGGGCATCAGCGCACGCTGGCCGAGTACAGCGCCGAGCTCAAGGGCCTGACGCTGGACGGGCAGCCGATCAACTGGGGCAACGTCTACCTGCCTCACGACGGTTACGCCAAGCGCCACCAGAGCGGCAAGTCCGACGCCGAGGTGATGGGTCAGCTGGGCTGGACTGTCATGCCAGTGCCGAACATGCACGTCGAGACCGGTATCAACCGAGTCCGCGAGGTCTTCCCTCGTACCTATTTCAACCGTGACCGCACGGGCCGTCTGGTGGAGTGCTTGAAGCGCTACCGCCGGCAAATCAATCAGCAGACCAACGAGCCAGGCGCGCCACTGCATGACGAATACAGCCACGGGGCTGACGTGATGCGCTACCTCGCCATTGTCGCCGACCAGCTCAGCAACGATGAGTGGGGCGGCCAGCTCAACTATCGCAAGCTCAACAACGCATAAGGGCACGAAATGACTAAGGGTCTGACCGAGGACGAACTCAAAGCCCTGGTCGGGGCCGAGATGCGCCAGTCGCTTGGGTATTCATCGTCCAAGCTGAGCCAGGCGCGCCAGAAGTCGATGTACTACTACCTCGGCATGCCGGTGGGTGATCTGTCGCCCCCTGAGGTTGATGGGCGCTCGTCAGTGGTCTCTACCGACGTGCGCGACACCATTGAGGCCATGCTGCCTCAGCTCATGGTGACCTTCGTCGGCTCCGACACGGTGGCCGAGTTCGAGCCGACCAAACCGGATGACGAGAAGAAGGCGCAGCAGGCGACCGAGTACGTTAACTACCTGTTCTACAAGAAGAACAACGGCCACCGCATCGCTTACACCTGGATGAAGGATGCGCTGCTGCAGAAGAACGGCATCGTCAAGGTCTGGTGGGACACCCGGCACGAAGAGACCCGCGAGGAATACCGCGGCATGTCTGAAGTCGAGCTGGCCCAGTTGATGGAAGACGACGAGATCGAAATCACCGAGCACTCCACGTCTGTAGACGAGGAAGACGCTCAAATGCGTCAGCAGGCGATCGCTCAACTGATGCAACAGGCCCAGGCCCAGCCTCAAAGCGCGCCGCAGGTCATGCAGCAGATCCAGCAGATCGAAGCCCAGCCGCCAAAGCTGGTCTACGACATCGTCTGCAAGCGCACCAAGACCGATGGCAAGGTGTGCATCGAGAACGTGCCGCCTGAAGAGTTCCTGATCGCACGCAACGCCAAGGACATCGAGACGGCCAAGTTTGTCGCTCACCGGGTGCAGCGGACTAAGTCCGAACTGAAATCCATGGGTTACAAGAACGTCGACGACCTCGGGTCTGAAGACTCGGGCCAGGCGATGAACTCGGAACGCATCCAGCGCATCAGTTGGAACGACGAGAACGCCTACATCGACAACGACGCGTCGAACGACGACAGCCAAAACAACGTGTGGGTGCTTGAGGCCTACATGCGCTGCGACTACGACGGTGATGGCATTGCCGAGCTGCGTAAGGTCACCATGGCCGGCAACACGCTGCTGGACAACGAGCCGGTCGACTGCATCCCGTTCGTGTCGATCACGCCTGTTCCGCTGCCGCACCAGTTCTTTGGCCTGTCCATTGCCGATCTGGCCATGGAAAGCCAGCGCACCAAGACCAGCATCCTGCGTGCACAGCTCGACAACATGTACCTGGCCGTCAACGGTCGGTACTTCGCGGTGGAAGGGCAGGTCAACCTTGACGACCTGCTGACCTCGCGCCCGGGTGGCGTCGTGAGGGTCAAGCAGCCTGGGATGGCTGGCCGTCTCGACCAGGGCGCACCAGACATCGGCAATGCGTTCCAGATGATGGAATACATGCAGCAGGACCTGGAGAACAAGACCGGTTGGACGCGTTATAGCCAAGGCAATGACCAGGGCGCGCTGAATGACACCGCGACCGGTGTGAACGTGCTGACCAACCGCGCCGACATGCGCCTTGACCTGATCGCCCGGAACTTCTCCGAAGGCTACGTCGACCTGTTCAAGCAGATCCTCAAGCTTGTCTGCCAGTACCAGCAGAAAGAGCAGGTGGTGAAGCTCACCGGTGGTTGGGTACCGATCGATCCGCGCGAGTGGAGCAACCAGTTCGACGTGTGCATCAACGTCGGGATTGGCATGGGCAACAAGGACCAGAAGCTGCAGCACCTGCAGTTGCTCGGCGCCGCACAGGCCCAGGGTATGCAGATCGGCATCGCCACTCCGGAAAACATCTACCACTCGGCTTCCGAGATGGCGAAGCAGCTCGGGTTCAAGAACGCCGACAAGTTCTTCACCGACCCCGCGAAGAACCCGCAGAAGGACAAACCAGACCCTGAGCAGATTAAGGCTCAGGCCCAGATGCAGGTCGAGCAGGCCAAGATCCAATCAACGGCCCAGATCAAGCAGATGGAGCTGCAGCATCAGGCTCAGTTGGACCAGGCCAAGCGCGACCACGAGTTGCAGCTTGAAACGGCACGCATGCAGATGCAGGCCCAGGTCGACGCCAATCGCCAGCAGGTCGAGGCCGACCAGAAGACCCTCATGAGCCAGCAGCAGGCCGAACTGGATGCCCTCAAGGAGCAGCAGAAGACCGAGCAGTTGCGCATGCAGCTCGAGTTCGATCAGTGGAAGACCATGCAGGACAACGAGACCAAGGTGCTTGTGGCTCAGATCCAGGCCCACACCAGCATGAGCAACGCGCAGGCCAGTGCAGCGCAAAAGTCCGAACAACAAGGGACGCCAGATGGCAACGCTTGAAGAACGCATCTACGACGGCAACAGAGCCCGCGAATGTCTCGAAAACGAGCAGTTCAACCGGGCATTCGAAAGCATTGAGCAGGAGTTGACCAACGCATGGCGAACCTCACCGGCAAGAGACGAGGCGGGCAGGGAAAAGATCTACCTGACGCTCCAGCTCCTGACCAAGTTGAAGGCAGCGCTCACGTCGAGCCTGGAGACGGGCAAGCTGGCGGAAGCGGAGCGGATCTACCAGCAGTCCCTGCTCGAGCGCGCCAAAGAGAGCTTGCGGCTTTGAGGGCATTCCTCACAGGCCAGTCCGTAATCATTCGCAAATGAATCCCATAGGGGACAATCAGATGAGTCAAGAATACATCGGCACCAAACAAGTAACTGCCTGGCCTGAGCTGAAAGACGGTCTACCGGGCTTTGGTGTGGAATACGATCATGGTTACAAAAGCTGGAGCCCTGAAGACGTATTCAAAGCTGCATATCTGCCGATCGGTCAAGTCAAAGCACTGCCGGCGCACGTACAGCGCGTGATTGGCGAAAAAGCCCAAAACGATGACCGCCTGGCAAAGCTCTCCGCATTCATTAAAACCACAGGGTTCAAAGACCTCAGCTCGAAGTCCCAGCGGCTTCTGGTGACGCAGGCTGGATGTATGGGAGAGATGTCTGAAATTTTGGCTGAGCGCATTGCTGACTTTGGCGGTGCGGCATGAGCCTCTTTATTCACCACGCACTGGGCCATGTACTGATGAACGAATCCGTCGGAGATGGCGGCGGCGCACTCACTGTTGACGGCGGCGCTGCGGCGTTCGCTGCATTGCTCGATCCGCCAGCAAAGGCAGATGGCGACGCAGATGCGAATGCTGACGCTGACCAAGACCTGAACACTGATGTCGATGTCGATACTGACGTCGATACGGATGTAGATGTAGATACAGACAGCGACACCGATGCAGAGCCGCAGACCTTCACCGTCAAGATCGACGGCAAGGAGGTTCAGGTTCCACTCAGCGAGCTGTTGAATGGCTACCAGCGTCAGTCGGATTACACCCGCAAGACGATGGAAGCCGCCGAGCAACGC